GGACCGTACTTTGTCGACGTTTTGAACGATGACGAATCGGTATACGCTTCGGTACCTATTGTTGCAAGTTCGTTCCCTATTTTCGATTTGCCTGCCCGAATTTGACTCAAACAATTGTGACATACTATGTCTCTGTTTGAAAGCACTACACGAGTTTGCGCCCAGCATGTATGTTTTCAAGTCTTTTGTATAAGTCTGCCTCTATAGTGGTTTTCTTTGACCTTAAAGCCTTGTCAACCATCCTATATGCTGCATCGAGACTTGATGTCAATCTGCCTCTACTACGCAAATGTCTAGTAATTAGTTATAAGGTTTTACTATTTTCCCTCATTTCCAATTTTAGTTTGTAGTGTATGTGAGTATCATTCTTACTCCGACTGTTAAGAGAAACCAATTTATAGTCGTTAAATATGATAAATGGAATGAATGATGGTGTCATTTTAAAAACACTCTTCTCTATAGGCGTAAGCATTCTCGCTCTTAGAGTCGTAAAGAAGAAATGCCGTGTCTATCAGTATGTTATGCGATTTATTTTCTGCCACGCGCTTCTAGTGCAATCTAGTTGACATACAGACATTGCCTACCACTCGCGAGGGTCGACCGGTAGTGTAAGGAGTAAGTGATGATTTCCGCTTATTCTGTACCCTTTGCCTGGTGAGGACAGATCCTGACTAATTTTAAATATAAATGAACACTAGCTTCCAAGATGACTACTGCTATCAAACGCCCCACTGTGACTCTAAAACTCACTGCTACTGATGGTAAGACTGGTAAGGCTGTTGCTGTACCTAGCGGATTTGATCATTGTACTATCGCTATTACTACTAATTTACCAGCTCTTAAAGGACCGTACTTTGTCGACGTTTTGAACGATGACGAATCGGTATACGCTTCGGTACCTATTGTTGCAAGTTCGTTCCCTATTTTCGATTTGCCTGCCCCGGATACGAAAACCCTCTCATTGCGAATGGAAAGAGTTGCAGGCCTTGTGGTCACCGCAGAGGCCTACGCAAGTATCATTTACTATAACTGGAGTGAGGAACTCACCTTACCAACCAAACCATTGCATACCATTATAGATAATGTGCCTGAAGTGCGTTTTCATAATGATCAGCCTGTTCGAACTGAGATTGTTGGTATACCAAGTATTGCGATTAATAACACCCCAGTTGATATTCGCGATATCACCGACACAGTTCGTCAAGTCGAAGTTGTAAATGATACGTTGCCTGTTCGTGATCGAGTCTTACAGCAACCATTGTGGGTAACAACGCAACCGTTTAACCAAGGAGTAGAATCCCGATTGATGACTTCACATTATTCTATTCCCTATGTTAAAGAAGTTGAAGATATAATTAGTTCGTGCTTTCAGGTTCAGTCTGGTAAGTATAAGCCGAGTTTGGCAGCTTATCAGTATACTCTCCAGGGTAAAGCTCTTTATTCTATTAATTTTGAATACACTGGTGAATTGGACGCTGACGTTGATACCGTACGTTACCATACTGAGTCTCTTCGGCATGTGGGTGCTCGCTTGGAACTCATCGAATGTAGAATTTTATACCTCCAAATTGGAGCGCAGATAGTTCCTAAGGTAGGCGCTTTATATGCTTATGATGCTACAGATTATATAACTGGATCAATCGATAATTCTAATGATACTCCTGGTTTGGTGTTTGATACGAATCCTAATAAGTTGTATAAAGTGACGAAAGCTGAGCCTGAGATGGATCGTACCGCTAACGTAGAAGCACAATCTGTCACATCTGGTGAGTTGGTAGCTAAGACATCCAATATAGTGTTAGGAGAGACTCAACAAGAAAGCGGTGATATTGCATCGGCGCAATATAGCCCTCGATGGCATTCGTTGTCCACAACTGAGTTAACTTCTAGGTATGATAATTTGTGTGATCGTCATATGTACTGGAAGTCTTTCACATGGAAGACGGTGAATCAACCCGAGGGTAAAATATTGTTGCAAGCCACCCTGCCATTTGATTATGTCAGTAGTAGTGGTTCATACTGCAATAAGCCTAACTTCTCTATGTTCAATGTACATGCATTTTGGCGTGGTGACATGGTGATAAAGGTACAAGTGAATAGTAATCAATTCCAGAGTGGAATGTTACTTGCTTCTTGGCTTTATGCTTCAGATTCATATGGACGTGATGATCCTGCTGGCCCACGCTACGCTAATGTAGCTTTGATGGTTCAGCGTCCTCATGCGTTTATTCAAGCTGGAGATAGTAACGAGGCTGAGATTATTGTGCCTTATCGTTATGTGACCCCATTTATGCGCACTAAGAACTTATATCCTGGCACTCCTGCTAAGATGAAAGCTCTAAATATGGGAACATTGACCATATGTCCAATAGTACCTCTTATGACTGGGACGACTCCCGGTGCTCCTACTGAATGTGGCGTTTCCGTTTTTGTAAATCTTCCTGATTCCTATTTCACTGGAATGGTTGACGGATCTATAGCGAAGCCGGAAATGCTGCGTAGCGCGCCGCCACTTGAAGAAATAGATTTCGAGGAAGAACCTGCTCTACCTGAAATGGATAGAGTAGGACGCGTGATAGGAGCAACATTAGGTGCTGTAAGTAAGGAGCTTGGTGATATTAATTGCGATAATCCGCCATCAACGCGTCCAGCCCAGTTCTTCGTTCCGTTAAACGCGCAGTCATGGTCTCATGGTACTAATGCTTATGAGCCTATTAATACATTGCGTTTAAATGGAGGTAGAATAGGTGTTGGCCGAGCTCCTGATGTTGGATATTCGGATACACAGATTAGCAAAATCGTTGACGTTTTTGGCTTGCTAAAACCCATAGAATGGAAGTATGCTGATAAAGTCAATAATGTGGCTGGGAAGCAAATATGGGGTATGAGTGCACATCCGCAGTGTGATAAAGATCGCCTGTATGTTAATACCTCTCAAGGGTTGATGGATATGTATGTGTTGCCTCCCTGTGGTGTAGTTTCTAGTCTTTATTGTTATTGGCGCGGGAGTCTACAATTTAAGTTTCAGATAGTTGCCACGACGAAACATACGGGCCGTTTATTGGTTGCTTACGTTCCAGGAATCGCAGATTATTCTAAGGTTACCTTGGATCAGGCTAAAAGTAGCGCGCATGTTGTGTTTTCCCTTAATACTGGTACAAATTCGTTTACATTTGATGTTCCTTACATTGCAGAGACGATGTGGTGGCAAAGGAAGTATGGAGGTGCTCAACGCGCTTCAGACTTCCTTGCTCCTAGTTGTATTGTGATGTTTGTTGTAAATCCATTGGTTCCTATGGAAAGTGTTGCGCAAATGGTGACAATACTTCCTTTTATTGCTGCTGGAAAAGATTTTGAGGTCGCAGTTCCAGGACAGCCTGCTATTGGTCTGGCTCTCAACCGTGAGAATGTAATTCCGAAAGCTGATCAGTTAACCTTTAAGGCTGGTTATTATCCTGTTTATGTAGGAGAATGGCACAGCTTTATACAAGGACAGAAAGTAATCTTTCGATACGGAAACACGTCGGAGCATGTTGCTCAAACAACTCCTGCGCCCCGTGACCCCCCAGGACTTGCCCGAATTTATCGTCCAGCAGAGGAGATCGGAGTGTTGTTTCAGACCAAGATTGCCGGAGGAAGAGACTCTGCTACAGGCTTGGAAGTCAAGGTTGTGCCACAAGGGTCTTTTAAGATTGGCTATGCTGTTGCCTTTGCTCGTGATGGGTATAATTATCTTATTCCTTTCCCTCTAACGGGTGATGAGCGTGGAGAAAATGCCGCCAAGATAGTAGCTGCCGCTGTAGCTAAGAATCAAGACTTGCGTAATTATACGCAATATATTGGAGATTGGGTTGCAGATAGTGATTGGATTGGAGATAGCAACCACAATATTCCATGGGACCCCTTAATTTTTAGCATTGCTCAGAATTATGTGGCTCGACCCGAAATGGAACGTACTCCCGTTATAGCGCGAGAAGAAAATCCCAATCCTATGACTCCCACTTCATACTTGCCATCGACACGTAACGGAGTGGTAACTTTCGGTGAAGGATTTGCTGATTTAAAAGACTTATGTCGGCGGTATCAGCTTTACTGGGAAGGTACTGTAGCTCCTGGACAGATTCGTGCTAACAAACGTAATGCAGCATTTGTGCAAATTCCTGTGTTACCACAAGGATTGAAGTTAGATACGACGTTGGATAATCCTGTATGGAATAGCATGCGTGAAGGTCATATTCCCATTGTTGCATCTGGTTTTCGCTTTTACAGAGGCGGAGTTCGTATGCGCATTGTTGTGACTGGTCTTAATGATTCCATTTGGGTACAACATCACCCTGATCGTCCTCTTACTGATAGTGTGGTTACTATTGGTAGTCAGATTCATGATAAGGATGCTTATCGCAATCATGGATATGGGTTTCATGTTCAGAATCTTAGTGTAAATCGTACAATCGAAATTGAGATTCCGTATTATAGACCTGGAACCATGAGTTTGCTCGGAGATCCCGCTCGTGATTATGACTCTCAATATTATGCTAGTTTGGGAGATATAGTAATTGGTTTGGAAGGAGACCAATCAGTAAATGATCCTATTGATATCGCAATTTACTATACAATTTCTGATGATTGTTCATTTAACCATTTCGTTGGTTTCCCGAGTATGGTATTTTGCGATGAGGTGTTTAAGCAAGAAACACCACCGAAGCCCCCTCCATCCTACGCTTCGGAACAGGATTTTGAATTTATTGCTGCCCCGGAGATGCAACGTGTCCCGGAAGTGGTAGCATTAGGTAGTAGTTTTGCTGGTAGTGCTCTGACCTCCTTTTTAGGTACGTGTTTAGGCAACGTAGCTATGCAAGGAACAAAAGCTTTGAGTAAACCGATTGTAGGTGTCGTGAAACAGGAAGTTCAAGCGAATATTACTCCTGTTTTAAGAGACATCGAAAGTCGTGTTACTGAAGCTTCGAGTGAAATCAGTAGAGCTTTAGGTAAGACATTACCGCAACAAGCGATTATAAATGCTTTAGGGCAATTTTCGCAAGTTGCACTCAACCCATCGCCGTCAGCCATTGCTGTGGCTATAGCATCGATGTGCGCACAATTCGTTGTGGTCACAATGGATATGCTATTAGCTATACAGCAATCATTGACTACATTCTTAGAAAAAGTCTGGTATAAGTACTTTAACCCGTCGAACGATCCGCAAGCAGGCGGGACTAGAGCGCAACCAGAAGGTTTCTTTGATAATATCAATGATAAAGAGTTGAACGGCTTCCTCGGTCTGTTATTTACAGCAGTTGCAGGCACTGTTGGTGCGACTGTAGCTCCGTTGAACAAGTTCCCAAACATTATGAAGGGAGTTCGCGAGGCGTTGAATGTTTGCAATGCTTCTGTTGTGTTCTTCAGGAATATTGTCGACTCGATAGTGTATATGTACAAATACTGCCTTGGTGCTACAGACGAAGAACTGCGCGCCAAAATAATAATAGAACGAGAATATCCCCATATGAAGGACTGGTGTAATGAGGTGATGGAGCTTCTGGATCCGCGGAATCAGAATGTTATACGCCATTCGTCAAAGCAGGCGAATAGAGTATTCGATGCATGTATGTATGGTGCGCGTTTGATTCGCGAGAACATTGAAGTTTCCATGCCTGGAGGACGTGTCATATATGATCTGTATACTAAAGTCTGTAAATTACGAGACGATCTGATAGAATTAGGCAATCATCCGGATGTTCGATTTGAGCCTTTCCCCATTTGGGTATGTGGTCCTGCAGGAATGGGTAAATCACATATGACTAATCGTGTCTGTAAGGAAATGCTGCAAGGTATTAATTACAGCACGAAGGAAATGATGATTTATTGGCTTTCTTTAGGACAAAAATACTGGAATGGGATTGGCAATAATCCTGTGATTGCGCGAGATGAAGCTTATGCTGTAGGTGGTCAATTTACAGAGGAGGAAATTGCAACTCATTTGGCTATTTGTTCGAGTTCGATTTTGAATCCCCCTATGGCTGCACTGCAAGAAAAGAATAAGCGGTTGAATCCTTTGATTTATTATATGAATTCGAATTGTGAATTTCCTCAGATCAATGAGGCTCGACATCCAGAGGCTATATATCGGCGTCGTAAGCTTTGTATTCGCGCGAAGTATACAGCAGATATAATGCGTCGTTTTCCTCGTTTGCTAGATGCATCTTTGTTATCGAACGAGGATGTTCAAGATTATAAGCATTTGGAGTTTGAAATAGCAAATGATCCTAAAGATCCGCAGACGACTTGGAATGGGCCATATAAGTTTGATGAGCTCTTACACATAGTTAAAACGCAGTTTACAGATCATATAAGGAAGGAGAGGATTAATTTTAGGCAGCGAATGCGTGATGCCTATGCCCTTGACCCAGATTATGATGAAAGTGATCAGTTAGATTACATTCATCAGACGACATTACCTTTTGAGTCACTCCACGAATTGCACCTGCGACAGCGAGAACATGCACGTGAGATATTATATACAGCACCTCCGACATTGGATGATGAAACTCCATGGATGCAGAGCATCTATGAGCGCTTTAGTTACCTGTGGACAGATTGCGCGATGCCTGAGATGCCAGAACGGGAGCGTGCTGGGTTTTATAATGATCGGACTCGGGAAATGGCAGAAATGATTACACGCAATACTCAACTTAACCGAGGTTCCATAATGAAGCTTCTTTCAGGAGGAATGGAATTTACGGATGAGGAAGTAAATGCGTTTGTTATTGATCCAGAATTCGCCGAGCTCGTAAAGAATAAAACTGTGCAAATGCGCTTTGCTATTCACCATAAAGATTCATATCTTTCTATGCTACCCGAAGCTTTTTGTACAATATGGCAGAAGTGTGGCTTTGATGATACGTGCGTCGCAGGTTCTGCTGGCTTTGCGAAACGGATTGTTCCGCATTGGGAAGACGTAAGTGGTGTAGATAGTTTACGTTCTTACGTATACTGGATAATTCGACAGTGCCAATACCGCATGATAGTGGCCGAACTTCTTAAGCAGCAGACGAAAGATCAAGTTTTGGAGCAGTTGTTGCCATTCTTTGCTATAAAAGGAATTGCAACAACATATCAGAAATTGATGCGAGTTAGAACTGCTGAAGAATTGCTTGAAGTCACTAAGTGCTTAGATGATCTTGATATCACAGACGCGCGTATGATTAACGATATATATATGATAATATTTTATATGAATAGAGTGGTTGATCATAACGCTGACTTCTGTGAACATTGCCAATTTTGGGTTACATATTTGCATGATACGAGTAAGTTAGAATATAGCGCTCGACAAAACACCGTCCTGTACTATGATAGTTTAGGTTTACGCCGCCGTATGGATAAATTTTGCACATGTAATTCAGCTATAGCCTCTAATCCTTTGTTTAGGAATGCGATGCGTATAGTTTGGAATCATGATCATGGGACTACTTCTCACGCTTGTAATCCTTTTGCTTTCGAGTCTCATCGAGCTGATCGCGCAATTGTTGACTCGTGGCTGGCTAGGATATGGGACTATGTTAAGGATTGGTGGCGTAACGTTGCTCAACCTTTCGTTTCAGTTATACTTTCGTTCCTATATGAACATTTTGGGAAAATTGTTGTTCTACTTATTGGCTTATATACCCTTTATAATATGTATTCTAAGAGTGGAGGCAATGTTGCGCAGACCGTTAGTTCCACAGTGGGTGCCGCGGCTGAGACTGTCGCTGGTTCTGTGGTTGCTGGTTTGCTTATTAATCGAGAAACATCTTGTGGAGATAAGCCAACCGCCGCACCTGCGCCTGCATCCGGTGAGACGCCTGAAAGCGCTTATATGAAGATGGGCACGGCTAAGGCTGCGCATACTCATCAACCTGCGCAGAAGGAAGGGGATAATTTACGCTCTCCCCTAGAGATTTTATGCGATAAGATTCAGAATAATTCGTGCTATCTTCGAGTCTCGTGGACTAACAAAGAGCGACATATGGAAACTATTCAAGGCCGCTGCCTAGCGCTCCGCGAAAGACAGATTTTGATTATAAAGCATTACCTTGAAGAATTTCTTTCTAAGCCCCCTGATAGTAAGTTCCTCCTTACATACTATTTTAATGGAATCGCTTCATGTGCATTCGTATCTCGTACATGTTTAGAAAAAGCTAAGTACTTTCACGCAAACGGCCAATATGACCAATGTAACTACGCTGTTATAACTCTTGATAAGTGCTTACCTATGTTTAAGGATATTACTTCTTCTATAGCACTCCTCGCAGAGCACCACCTTGTACGTAATGAAGGATATATGGTAGGTATGGATAACGATACGCGCAAGCTGACTGTACAGGGACCATTCGAACTTAAGGCTAAGAAATTCCTTCAAATAGCTGGAGATGATACCGTATATGCAATTAATAACGACGTTGCTTACGAATATAAGCTTCGTGGTTTTGGATTGTGTGGATCAGTACTCGTCAGTGAAGGTGTTTGTAAGGGAAATCCGGGCATAATTGGTATGCATGTAGCTGGATGTAAGAAGCTGGGTGATGGTTATTCAGAACCTTTCTATCGTGAAATGTTTAATAAGCCAGCACTTCAACCTGCTTTGCGCTACGAACCTCCTAGGCTTCTCGATCCTGAACTTTCTAAAGTTAAATTAACATCTAACTTGATTGTACACGGAGCAGTATCTAAGGAAATGGCTCACCGCGAATCTGGAAAATCGAAGATTGTCCCATCCGCTTTGCATGGCAAGGTCTATCCTGTGCTTACAGAACCAAATCCATTAAGGAGAAATGATCCACGCCAGCCACCTGGATCTGATCCCCTTATTGATGGTTGTAATAAGCATGGAATAGGCATGACAGAAGCGTTTGATGAAGATTTGCTAAAGCAGGTTTCTGATGATAATATGCGTGTATTATTCACCGAAGTGCCTTGTTATCTTGAAAAGTTGCGACTCTTAACGGAACAAGAAGCCATCTGTGGAACTATACATATCCCTCACTGTGAGCCATTAAATTGGAATTCTAGTGAGGGGTATCCACTGTCTTCATGGCGGGATGGCAAGTATAACAACAAGAAATACTTGTTTGATTTAGATTTGCAGGAAGAAGGATATATTCTTAAGGGTTTGCATCCCAAATTACTTGGACTGCTTACTGCTCGTCAAACTGATCGTGATAACAATGTTGTTTGCCCTGAGATTTACGTTGATTGTCTCAAAGATTATCGTCTCCCCCCTGCTAAATGCAAGATTCCGGGGAAAACGCGAATATTTTCGATTGCACCTGTTGCTGTTACGATCGACGTGAGACGTTTTATGGGCCTATTTCTCAGTGGATATAAGACTGCCAATGTTGTAGGCCAGCATGGAATCGGGATTAATCCTGACTCTTACGATTGGACTCGTTTGGCAAATTATCTTCGAGAAGTTGGTGATAATATTGTTACTGGCGATTATTCCAATTTCGGACCAACACTCTCATCCCAGGTGGTTGCTGCTTGTATTAGGGATATTATTGCTTGGCATAAGCTTTACGGGGCTAGTTCTGCACATATCACTAACCTTGAGCAGATTCTTGAGAACGATATTTTAAATCCGTGGCACTTGTGTGGTGATTTGGTATATCAAACTCTTAACGGAATTGCTTCGGGTTCGCCTATTACAGCAGAGCTTAACTCTGAGGTGAATAAATATTATATAAAATTAGCTTTCCTTATATTAAATAAGCAAAATGGATTTAAGTATACTCTTTTGGATTTTAATAATAAGGTTCGGCTTGTTACTTATGGTGATGATTTTATCATGTCCGTTCATAACGAACTTATTTCATGGTTTAATTGTCAGACAATAGCGGATGCACTGTTACAGTATAACATCAAGCTTACAGATGCTCAGAAGGGGAATACTATAACTCCGTTCATGCCGCTAGAGCAATCTACGTTTTTGAAGCGTTCTTTTGCTCGACATCCAACGCGCGCCAACATATGGCTTGCACCAATCGAAGAACAATCTATTACAGAGTGTATCAATTGGTGCCATAGGCAGAGTGATTTAAAAGCTGCAACTGAAGAAGTGTTGCGAGCATCGTGTGAATTGGCTTTTGGCAAAGGCCCAGCATTCTACGAAGCTCATGTCACTCGCATATTGAAGTGTGCGTTGAATGAAAAACTTTCCTTTAAATATCCGACATGGAAAGAATTAGATTTAAGAAATTTTGGATAAATTCCTTTATAATCAACAGCCAACGGAAAGGCCTAAACCTCTCTTGTAGATTGGGATTTATTGGTGGAGCCGACCATCATAATGAACCTGCACTTGAGGAAAGGGTGAGCTGCCTCGAAAGGCTCTGGCCACTGAAAGCTGAGAGGAATTCACTAATCTTAGTGTTATGATTTAAAACATAGAGGTATATCGTCATATAGCCCCCCCCTATATGTCTATGTTTCTAACAATAAAATAGAAATTAGTTTACGTTAAAAAAAAAAAAAAAAAAAA